TTAAAGAGGTACGTGATTTGATTTCATTTAAAAGTGGTAAGTTAGTATGTAATATGGATGTATTTTGTTGGAATAAGACCGATAAATCCATGTTCAACGAAAAACTTGCGGAACTATTAAGTGTTCCACAAAGATTACCAGAAGAAACATTAGAACAAACACATAAAGATTTGGCCGCCGCTGTTCAATTAAGATATGAGGAAGTATTGTTCGAGATTATGAAATCTATTAAACCCGTAAGTAAAAGTCCAAACTTAACATTAAGTGGTGGTTGCGCATATAACGGAACCGCTAACGGTAAAATTATTGATAAGACACACTTCACCCATCTTTGGATTCCACCGGCACCATCGGACGCGGGATCCGCAATCGGAGCGGTCGTTCATTATTTGGTTAAAGAACGTAAAGTAAGGAGTAAAATCACAAGAAATCCATTTTTAGGTCCCGAATATTATATGGATGATATTAGACGAGCAATTGGTACCAATAACTTTAAAAAATACGAATCTGAAAATAAATTAAGAACACATATTGCACAAAAATTATTTGAAGGTAAAGTTGTAGGATGGTTTAATGGACATATTGAATTTGGATCAAGGGCGTTAGGTAATAGATCAATATTAGCAAATCCAACATTACCTAATATGAAAGATAGAATTAATAAGGTTATTAAGAAAAGAGAAGGATTTAGACCGTTTGCTCCAATGGTAACCAAAGAGAAACAAGACCAATTCTTCGAGATGACAGACGATGTTCCTTATATGAATCAAGTTGTTAAAGTAAAGGAAGAATATCGTGATAAACTACTAGCGGTTACACACGTAGATGGTAGTGCGAGAGTTCAAACAGTTTACAAATACACCGTAATTCATGATTTATTAAGGGAATTTGAAAAATTAAGTGGTTACCCAATTTTATTGAATACTTCATTCAATGTTAAAGATAAGACAATGGTTCTTACACCAAAAGATGCTGTTGACACTTTCTTTGATACTGATATGGATATTTTAGTAATGGGTAATTATGTTATGTATAAAAATTAAAATATGAAAAAACTAATCAATTGGGTGAAGAAGTACTTCGCCGACAAGAAAAGGAAGAAGGAATTTAAAAAGAAATTAGAAGAACTACGTAAAAGAGATCCATTTATTTATAACCATTAATTTGGTTTTTTAAAAAAGTTTCTTTATATTATAGTATTATGTCAATATATTGGTTCACCGGACAACCCGCATCAGGTAAAACTACGTTAGTAAACAACCTCCTAACCCATTTTGGTAAGGAGAATACTATCATTATAGATGGAGACGATTTAAGGGACATCTTTCAAAATAAGGACTATTCTGAGGTGGGGAGGAGAAAAAATATTGAACGAGCACAAGACATTGCCCAATTTTTGGATAAAAAAGGGTTTACGGTCTTGGTATCCTTAGTTTCACCATATAAAGACCAAAGAGAGGATTTTAAGAAAAGAGAGGGAGTTGTTGAGGTTTATGTTCACACAACGGAAGATAGGGGTAGAAATCAGTTCCACGTGGAGAACTACGAACCACCTACTGAAAACTTTATAGATTTGGATACAACGGATAAAACCGAAGTAGAATCTTATTATGAAATATTAAAAAAAATAACAACATGAGTAAAAAATACGCAATGTATGTGGGCAGATGGCAGAATTGGCACAAGGGTCACGAATGGTTACTTAACCAACAATTAGAAAAGGGGAAGAATGTGTGGGTAGCAATTAGAAATGTGGAAACAGACGAAAACAATCCAAAAACTGCACAACAAGTTATGATGGATTTGGCTGAAGAATCCTTCTTTAAGGAAAATTCACATAGAATTAACATATCAATTATTCCTGACATTGAGAGTATTAATTACGGTAGAGGGGTTGGGTATGATGTTATTTATCACGAACCACCTGAAGAAGTTGCTAAAATTAGTGGTACAAGTATCAGAAACGGGTATATTGACTCAAATGGTGATATTATTGAATATCCAGATATAAATGACAAATGATAGTAGAACGTAAACGACATATCGCTAAAACCATCTCATATCGTATTGTGAGTACTCTTATTGGGTTCCTAATAATATGGTGGGTAAGTGGATCAATTAAGGTTGGAACTGCTTTTGGAGTGGTAGAACTGATATATAAACCCATTCAATATTATCTTCATGAAAGAATTTGGTATAAATGGATAAAATTTGGGTTAAAAGATAAAAAATAAGTATTTATATACAAATAGTAAAACAATATGAGAACAGTATTAATAGGTTCGGACTTTATGTACGATAAAAATGGTGACTTAAAACCAATTGAGATAAACACCGCAGTTGGATGGGATAGTCCTACACAAAAGGTAGAAGATGACATAGATTGTTTAGATTTAACAAGTTTATACCAATTTGTTGAAACTAAAGGATTTACATCTATACATTATGTGGGAGAAATTGCATATTTTCATAAAACATTAGAAGCACATTACTCTGGAAGTTCGGTTACATATGAATTTCATACTATTGGGGGATTTGCCATCACAATACCATTCATAGAGGATAATGATGAAACATTAATTATCAGAAGTGCATATGACACAACGGCATTAGTAGATGATACATATTGTAGAGATAAAGTTGAATTTATGAAATTGATTCAATCCCAATCATTTGGTTCTCAATTTGCATATAAAGATGAGTCAAACCAAATAGTGTCAAACATTACAACAATTAACGACAATGGAGTTCATCCAAATTTTATTTTGAAATCAAGATATCCTGGTTACAATAAAGAAGTTTATCCTAAATTTTTTAAGGTGTCAACACAAGAAGAATTAAATGTGATTTTAGAAAATGTAACATCTGATTATTTCTTAATGGAGAATTATTGTAACACTACTAATAATTTTGAAGGACATGTAAAAGTAATAAGAAGTTTTAACATATTGTATCCAACAACGTTAGAATCAATACAAATTGGTCAATCCACTAAATTTAATGAAAATATAACTTTTTCTGATGTAGAATACGATTCTGTAACTTATATGTTAAATTCAGAATATAGAGATAGTTATATAACCTCAGCAAATAATGGAGGATTACCTAAATTATTTGATACGGATATGGTAGAAATGGCCGATGGTACATTTAAAACCGCATTAGAATTGGTGGATAACGACATTATTAAAACAATAGATATCCCAAATCCAAACGGATTAGATACTTCAAATTACATTAAAGATTATGGAATAACCTACGATACATTAATTACGGGCACAACATATTCAACAAATAGAATACTACATAAAAAACAAATAAATAAATTATCTTTTATAAATGTATTAACTTTTGATGACCAAAGTACTTGGGAGGACACTTACAGTTCATATTATTTAATTGATAGGTCTGGAATTATACAATTTGAACGTTTAAGTTCAATGAACCCCAACGATGTAGTATTGATGTTAGATTCAACTGACAATAATGTAGATTTTGTTAGAAAAACAGTATTAACTAATGTTCAAAGTAAAAGGATATTTTCTGGATGGCAATTTGAAGTTGAAAATACACATGTATTTTTAACAAAAACCACATCTACTAATAATCAATCATATGTATCAATTGAACACAACCCACCATTGGGGTGTCCTGCTTGTTCCGGTGCTAGTCCTTCTCCATATTGTACTAAAGTCGCACCAAAATGTAGTTCGGACTATGAATGTGTAACCTGGGATAGTTGGTGTCCATAAACTAATAATATAAAAAATAAAATAAAATGTCAAAGATAATAACAAATACCGAAATTAATACATTAAATACTACCTTAACAACCATTGGTAATTTAATAGTGATTGCAAATAGTTAAACTTAATACTAAAAGGTTATGTCGTTTACCTATAAAACAATTCCAAATTTATTAACAAAAGAAGAATGTGATTTGGTGTTAAAGTTTTCATTAGAAAATTTAATCTTAAATATTGCGACAACCGATGTTGATGGTGAGTCTTACTACGAAATTAATCATAGAAAATCAAATGTGGCATTTTATCCATACTATAAAAAATTCCCATTTCTATTAGAAAAAATATCTAAATTAATAAATGATAATATTAGTGTAAAGGGTTTTGATTTAGATTATAATGATACTCAATTTCAATTTACCGAATATAAAATTGGTGATTATTTTGAATGGCACACCGATAGTGATGGAAAAGGAATTACACAATGTGATAGATATTGTTCTTTAGTCATACAATTAAATGATGATTACGAAAGTGGAAACTTAGAAATAAAATTATCCGAAGATTCACCTATGATAGTAGAAAAAGGTGTGGGCAATACTATCATTTTTTTGTCAAATATAGAACATAGGGTAACACCTGTTGAAAAAGGTAATAGATATACATTAGTAAATTGGATTGGGTTAAAAGAAAATAATAATTACAAAAAAACGTTATTATAATATGAAATTAGATTTTAAAGAAATATCGGTTGCGTGGTTTAATAAACTTATACACTCTAATGAGTTAAAAAAATTGGCAGATGATAGATTTAATATTTGTTTAGAATGTCCGTCTAAAAAAGAAATATTTAAAGGAAAAAAGTGGTCTCTTAAGTGTGGGGAATGTGGTTGTCCATTAAAAGGTAAAGTATATACCCCCAATACATATTTGGATAAAAGTGGGTCATGTCCATTAGTAAAGTGGAAAGAAGTTGAGATTGAATACTTAAAAACTTTTAAAAAAACTAAAACGATTATATAAAGTGTCACATTTAATCAATAATGAACTTATTTGGATTTCTAATCCAAAATGTGCTAGTATTTCCATTGAACAGGCATTAAGAAACTCAAAACTAAAGTTAGAAATGTATGACCCAAGTAAAATGTCAACACATTATCATACACCATTAAACGAATGTTTATTAATGTGGGGAAATAAAGAAAGTATCTGCATTACTAGAGATTGGGTATCTAAATGGTTAAGTGCATTAAATTTTATTTGGGATGCAATAGAATTTCGAAGTGAATATACTCCCATTCGTAAATGGGAAGATGTTGATAATAAATTTTTATATAAAATAATTGATACCAATTTTGTGAATAATTTACATTTAATTAATAGTGATGGAATTCAAAGTTGTTTTTTAAAATTAGTAAAAGAAAACTATGACTCATTAAAACTTTTGCCACCTATAATGACATCACTAATTTCCCAAAAGTTTTACCAATCCAATAAAAAATGTACATATGAGTTTGATATTAAAGAAATAGATAAATTTACAGATTTTATAGAAGAAAGGTTTGGTGAAAGATTAGTTATAGAAAAATTCAACAAATCCACAAAAAGAGCAAATAAAATTATAATAAACGATGAATTAAAATCATTTATTTGGGATAATTTTGAAAAACCATTTGAAAAGAACACTCATTTAATATAGTAAGTGGAAATATATAAAAACATATTAACAAATGATTTTTGTGATACTTTAATAGAAAAAATTAAAAATGAATGTGTATTAAGTGAATCACATAAAACAAATTGGTTTGTTTGGTTAATATGGGGCCAACAAGGTAGTCAACCACTAGTTAGGGAAATGTGGAATGAAGAAATTTATAATATGGTAATAAATGAGTTAAATAAATTTAATTTCCCTAAACATAAAATAATGTGGTTACAAATGACCGAATATAAAGATGGTAGGTGGTTACGAAGGCATGTAGATGGTGCAGGAAATAAAACATCAATAATTTTATTATCAAATGAATTTGTAGGTGGAGATACATACATAAATGATAAAGTTGTAAATTTAGAAAAAGGTGATGGTGTTGTATTTAATGGTGGATATCAATATCACGAAATAAAACCAGTAACGGAAGGGACACGATACGCGTTAAATTTTTGGTTTCATTAATAATATATTATGGTAGATTTAAAAAATTATACATGTAACGTACCATTTACCTCATTAGAAATACATAATAATGTTTGTTTTGTTTGTTGTCCATCTTGGTTGCCCAATAAAGTGGAACTTCGCAAAATCCCGTTAAAAGATGTCTACAATAGTCAACCAATTATTGACATTAGAAATTCTATATTAGATGGTTCATTTAAGTATTGTAGTAAAGAACTTTGTCCTTATTTAAGTAAATTAGTAAACTATGGTGTGACATCTGGTCCGGTTACACTAAAATCAAATTCAAATATTAATAATCCGATTGTAAAGAATAATACACCTGCTTATTTGGTAATGAATTTTGATAGAACCTGTAATTACAAATGTCCTTCATGTAGAGTTGATTTAATTGTTGAAAATAGTGAAGGTATAAAACGTGTTGAAAAAACTATTGAAGATATTGATAAATATTATTCAAAACACGTTAAAACTTTATACATAACCGGTTCGGGAGACCCATTTGTTTCCGTTGGATTTAGAAATTACTTAAGAAATTTTAATCCTAAAAAATATCCAAATTTAGCATCAATACATTTTCATACCAACGCATCAATGTGGAATAAAGAAATGTGGGATAGTATGCCAAATGTACATAAATACGTTCATACTTGTGAAATATCAATAGATGCCGGTACAAAAGATACTTACGAAAATAAAACAAGGTTAGGAGGTAATTGGGAAAATTTAATGAACAATTTAAAATTTATTAGTACCTTACCAAATATGAATGTAAAAACATCATTTGTTGTACAAGATACAAACTATATGGAAATGGAAACATTTTATAATTTGATGTATTCTATTTTTGATAAAAAGGTAAATGTATTTTTTGGTAAGATAACTAATTGGGGTACATTTTCTGAGGGTGAATTTAAATTGAAACAAGTATGGGATACGGAACATCCAGAACATCAGTTGTTTAAAAAAGAATTTAATAAAGTATGGAAAAATCAAAACCTTTTTCATAATTTATATGAATTTATTGATAGTACAAATAAAACTTTAATTTAATGAAAATAGTAAAACATTAATATGAGAATTTTAATTATTGCATTGGCAAGGAGTGGCGGATATCAATTGAATGAATGGTTGGCATTGGAGCTAGGGTATAAAATGATACATGAACCAATAAGAACAAATCAATCAGTAGAGGGGGACAATATCGTAGTGAAGTATTTGATAAATGAAATAGAAAATAGAATGGATATTGATTTTACCAATTGGGACAAGATAATTGGATTAACACGAATGGATGTAAGGGAATGTGCAATATCCCAAACCAAAGCAGTACAAACAAACGAATGGAGAGGTGGATATGAAGTTAGTAGTGAGTGGATAAACCAAAACGAAATAGATATTAATCATTTTGAAGAGTGGGTTAACAAACGAAATGATTATCTTAATACAATAAAAGAAATTCAGTTAAAAGTTACATACGAGAGGATATACAATACAAAAGAGGACATACAAAGAATAAAGGATTACATAGGTATGACAAACACAAAATACGAACATCTGTTAGATAATACAAATAGATTAAGGGATAGAGGTAAAACAAAAAGAAAAGTTTTATAAATTAAAAAAAATGATATTAAAAGAAAAAATCTTATTTAGTAAAGAGGAGTGTGAATCTATAGTATCATATAACGAAACACATATCACAAATTGGAGAATGGGAGATAGAAATTATAATTCACAACCAATTAATTATTCTTTAGAAACCAAATGGTTATTTGATAAGTTGAAGGATTTTGTAGAAAGGGAAACAAACATTGAAATCAGAACAATAAAAAAAACGATACATTTTCATAAATTTACGAAAGGTGATTGGTTCGGAAAACATAATGATGTTAGAGATAATAGATTATATGCTGTGGGGGTTTTATTAAATGATGATTTTAGAGGCGGAGATTTTAAGTTATACAACCCAAATGAAATTATATTAGATAAAGTTATTGGGAATACATATTTATTTGATGTAAGAATAGATCACGAAATAATACCAATTTTAGAAGGTGAAAGGTATTCTTTATTGTGGTTTTTAGAAAATGAACATATAAAAACAAAAACAAATAAATTAATATGAACCCATTAGAATATTGGAAACCAGAGACTTTTGAAATATCATCATTTCAATTCAAATTAGAAGCAAGGAAAAACCAAACATATAAAACATCTGGCACCGATAATACAGGTCTCTGTACATACACATATAACGAATTGGGTTTTAGGGGTGATAGTATTAAAAAAGAAGGATTTAAAGTTATGTCGATAGGGTGTTCAAATACCGAAGGGGTGGGAGTAAAGAATAATCAAACATGGCCTTATAATTTTACATCACTAATACCAAATGGTGTTAATATGAATTTTGGTACAGGTGGAAGAAGTAATGATTTTATTACTCGATGTCTATTAACATATTACGATGTGATAAAACCGGATTTAGTTTTAATAATGTACACTAATTCACAAAGAAGAGAAATATATACCGAAAATGATGGTGTGGAGCCATTTATGCCAACCACAAGCTGGGGTTGGTTGGAAAATACGGAAGAAGGTCGTGAAGTACAAACTCATTTAGTTTCTTTACAAAATGACAATGCAAATTTTATTAATTGGTATAAAAACCATTTGCTTATAAAATATTTTTTAGAAATAAAGAAATGTAATTGGTTATGGAACGGTCAATTTGGAATACCAAAAGATTATAGTGAATTTAATAGATTTGATGGTGTTTATGGAATGCCGTTTTTAGATTATGGAGTTGATAATGTACATCCTGGTCCTAAACACAATTATCAGTATAGTATACGATTATTTGAACATATTAAAAAGAATTTTAGAAATTATTTACCAGATGACTTAAGTGAAATTAAACGAGATTTAATATAAATTTGATTTGATTTTTCATTTATTTTTGTTATATTATCATTAATGAAAATACTTGCACATACATGTTTTATCGGAGTAACAGGATACGCTAATCATGCAAAGTCCTTTTTTTGTGCTCTGAACAAATACCACACAGTAAAAGTTAGAAACTCCACAATAGGTAGTGGTTGGAAAGGAATGAACAACACACCACATGATGATGAACCTTATATCACGAATGAGATTAAGGATATGTTAATCTTACAAACACTTATCAATAGTGATGGTAGTAGGTCTCACTTACCGATGTACGATTATAAGAATGACTTTAAACCTGACGTTCATATTGTATTGGTAGATATGAACAACTATTATTTCCACGAGAATTATGAGGGTTACAAGATAGCATTTAATGTATGGGAATCCACAAGATATCCACAAGATTTTTTTAAGAGATTAATGTACTTTGATGAGGTATGGGTACCGACACAATGGCAGTTTGATTGTTTGGTTGAACAGGGGTATCCTAAGTCCAAAATATCGGTAGTTCCTGAGGGGGTTGATGTGGATACATTTAAATCGTTAACAAAGATACCAAAGAAGGAGAAATTTAGGTTCTTACACTTTGGTAGATGGGATTACAGAAAAGGAACTACAGAAGTGTTAAGAGTATTTGGTGAGACATTTAAGGGTAGAGATGATGTTGAATTAATTGCGTCAGTTGAAAACCCATATGCATACGACGGAATGAAAACAACCGAAGAAAGAGTTAAGTTTCATAATATCAATGACGAGAATATAAAGTTCATTAAGTTCACCCCAAGAGAGGAATATGTGAAGTATCTACAAGAAGGTGACGTGTTCGTTACTTGTGCTCGTAGTGAGGGATGGAACTTACCGTTGATTGAGGCTATGGCTTGTGGAACACCATCAATTTACTCTAATTGGGGAGGTCAATTAGAATTTGCGGAAGGTAATGGTGTTCCCGTTAAGATAGATGGTTTAAGACCTGCAAATGTGGAACATAAAGATTTCCCTGGTGAATATTGTGAACCAGATTGGAAAGATTTGGGAGAACAAATGTTAAATGTAATGAATGATTATAAAAAGTTTAAATCATTCGCAATAGAAGAATCAAAGGAAATTCATATAGATTTCAATTGGGATAAAATAGCAAAAACAGCATCAGAAATATTAATGGAAAAGAAAACAATTAGAGAAGATGATTTTTATAAATCAGGAAAATTCTACACAGATGTAGACGTATTAGAAAATTTAGGT